TAATTTAGTGGCTAAAGTATCCGCTGACTGCGCCGCAGCCCCTTTAAACTTATTGGCTAATAAATCTATAACAGTTCCTTGCCTAACTGCGGCTTCTAAGTCTGCCCTTCTAAGATTAGTAAGTTGTAATAAAGTTCTGTAATTTCCTGCTTGAGCCGCATTTAGTATAGTAGTAGCTCTAGATAAGTCTAAACCCGTAGCTGCTGCCATATCTTGTGCTACTGAAACCTCTCGTATTGCTGTGTTAACATTATTAGTACGTCTTAATGCTATAGTAACAGCTTCTTCTACGGATGTTGCAGAAAACTGTGTAGTAGCCACTACTTTTTGTGCGTAATCTCTAATCCGTCCAAGATTTTGCTCTGAAGCTTGGCCTATTAGTCCTAATTGAATACGTAACCTAGCAAATGAGTTTTCTGCTCTAAGTGCTTCTTCGTTAGTCTTAGTAAAAACTCCCACCAACCCAACAGCCAATTTAGGAGTCAGTAAGGCTAACGAAACACCCAGGGTCTCCCAAGTAAAGGCTAGTTTAGCACCAATCAACACCAACCGTCCCATTAAGCCCAAAGTGGCAGTAAATGCCCCTTGAGCTTGTACAAGCCCCGCGCCAACGAAGACACTTTTAATTTTGAAAAGTAAACTACTTGCCATTAGTAATCCTTATAAATCTGTAGTAATTCTATACGTAGTTCGTTTTGCACCTTTTTTACCGTCGCCCATAGCTTGCTCTGTAGCTTCAGCAACGTCTTTGTTCATTTTGTTTAAAGTACAAACTAAGACCTTAAATTGCTCAAACGACATATCATCCACACAGCCCGTTTTAAATATTGGATACCCAAAGGAGGTTGCCACAGAAAACTGAGCCTGAAACTGAGGACTCCCTATTAGTTTTTTAGTTCAGTATCCGTTAATACAAAATGCTGTTCCCATTTATTATAAAGATCAAAAATCGTCATCTCGTCCATCATAGCAATATCATCTAATGAACTAAAATAACGCACATTACGATTATCTTTACTTTTTAGGGCACAAAAAACCGTCATAAATCTTTCTTCTGCAACAACTCTCGACATAACGACTTCAGGATCAAACTTATATTCCTGAAAATGTATAATGGCCTCCGTAACAGCAGCTTTGATGTCATTGACATCTCTATAAGTCAAGGGAGTTAAAATTCCTTCGATCTTATCATTTTCTAATGTCTTTAATTCAGCCTCTAACTGCTTTTTGCGCTCTTCAATTTTTACTTTATCAGATTCGTCTTTTACGTTAGCCAATGCAGAATCAACGATAGCTAGTTCTGATTCCATAGCTTCGATTTTAGGTGTATGACGGTAAACACTTATTGCTAATGGTTCTCTTGTTAGTTTTTGCATTGCTCTGGTTACAGGTTGGTCTTTAACCAGCCCATCCAGAAATTCTTTTTCTTTCTTCTCATTGTCTCCCATTTAAACCCTCCCGATAGATTTGAATGGGAAGCCTTTGTAAAATAGTCGGGAAAGCTAAATTACAAAAGGCTTCCCAAAGTGTGCACAACTAAAACTTAATTACGTTTTTTTATCATACATCTAGATACGTAGTCCAGGCTTCAAAAACGTCGTTAGCTCCAAAATCGGCTGATGGAATTAAAATTTTTGAGGCAGAAATCGTGGCACCTGTATATTTGTTGCCGTTCTTTAAAACGTGAATCAATGCTGTCCCATTAATAGCAGGATCATTTGCAACGACAACTTGCGGTGTATTGATAAGCGTAATCTCATAATTCGTAAGATTCAAAGCCGCTACCTTATCAACATTTGAGTTTGCTGATCCTTGTGGAAAAGCAGTAGAACCAGAACGTAATGCACGGCTATACTCCAAGGCAACTCCTTTAAGTCTCAGCACATTAATAGCAACACCACTTCTCGAAATCGTTGATTCTGTTCTCACTGGCTCGGCTGAAGCTGCTCCAGTAAGCCTTACCGCCTTTGCAAGCACGGATTGAAAAATTAAATTCGTATCTTTGCTACGAATATTCAGCATAATGGTAACTTCTTTGTACAACGACGGATCATCGGCTAATGCAGTTGCCGCTGGGTCCAAATCGTTAACCACAGCATCCACTAGTTGATTGTGTGTGTCAAAGTGATCAAATCGAACTTCAACACCATTAAAATTTGTTACGACGGCTACGGCATCTGCTGAATCGAACTCAAAAATTCTGCGTTCTTCAAAAGATGGCGTGTAGTCGAAGTTCTGAGCTAATGGAACACGTACAGCACCATGAGACTGACTGATCAGTTCAATCTTGGTCTGTGTCCCTGCGATAAACTCTATACTCATATTGTAAAACCTCCTAGTTTATAAACTAATTTTTTAAACTCTAAACGATTGTTGCGTTAGCAGTAATCGTTTTATTCTTTGTTCTTTGCTGCAATTCCATCCAAAAAACTCTTACTAGTATCACGTATCTTTTTAATTGTATATTGCTTGGATCGGCAATAAACTTTTCATTAATTGAATTACTATTTGGGTCTAGGACAATGACACCAATTTTAGGCTTTAATGGATTATTACAATCTCGTAAGGGAATAGTTTCCGTAGTTAAAGCCTGTATGATCCTATCTCGTAAATTACGAACTGTTTTAGTTGCTCTTGAGTAACCCTCTTTGTCTTGGTCAGTGCACGTAATTTCTATCAAAGTCTGATTCATAGTGCCAAAGATAGGATCACCGTTATCATCTATATCTATAAAACGTTCTAATGCTATCTCTCCTAAATTAAATAGACCTATTTCTGTCGTCGATATTGCTGGAGTTTGCTGCGGAGCAATAGGAAAATCAAATGCCCAAAAGAATTCTTTACCACTAGGCAATGGAGGAACACTAACTATACCGCCTTGAATAGTGTCCATTAACCAATAGTTAAAAGAAGCCATTAAGTTTTCTTTACCAAAAAATGTATTTGATTGTTTTGGAATCATGTATTATCCTTAAATGTCAATCTCTTCAACTTTTGGGGGTTCAACAATTGCTCCCGCATCTTCCATCTTTTTAAACCATTTTTCAAAATATTTATCAAACAACCATTCGCCTTTATAAACTGCTTGCTGCGTAAAATGTCTACCTGGAATCTGAGATGTGCCAAATTCAAGAAAATCTTTATAGTCTACTTGGTTTTCCACCGATATATCTGTATCTCCAGGCAATTTATCCTCTAACTTTGATAGTGTTTTTCCTGCTGCAACAGACATATTATCGGGTTGGTAAGTCCTATACTCTGGAGTCTTATTTGCTTTTTTAAATGCATTGTAAAGACTGGTATCGAATAACTGTCTTGAGTAATCTATCCGATATTTGTCCAAAAATGCCGTCCATCCACCCCGTAACTTACCTGTGTGCAATGGAGTTAAGCGGAGCAAATATTTGTGTATTTCCGCTACCAAATTAAAGTATAGTTGTCTATAGTACTCATCAAACTTTGGTATTGACTCTTCAAACTTTTTAAACTGTTCTGGATTGTCAACACTAAAAGAGATGCGTAATGGACCACCTTTGCCTAATTGCTCATTAGGCGACGGAATATTAACTCCAAAAAATTGATTAGGCATTTCCTATCTTCCTAAAAACATAGACGAACATCTTTTGTCTATCAATTAGTGGTTCATAATCAGGCTTTCCAACTATCCTGTATTCGTGATTCAAGTAAATAATCCGATCACCTTGACTCTCGCCACCCATTTGAGTAGTCGTGTCAATAAAATTCAATTGCAAGGATAATGTAACTCTTATATCCCCAATTTGGTACACACCACCCGAATAAGTTACATCTTGGGCACTTACTGCCATAATGATTGCCTTTACAGGAATTTTAGTATATTGATATTGGGCTTGAATACCTTGAGCGGGATCACCTGGGTCGGACACACCCGTATACCTCTTTAGTATAATCTGCTCTCCATAGGGCACATTAGTACTATTGATGGCATCATAAATAAACCAGTTGTCCTTGTCCGAAAATTGTTCCCCACTCATGAAGGCTTACCTCGCCTATTTAATTTTCTACATTTGCATTGCAACTCGTTAAATCGACTACGAGCGACATTGTATTTGCTTTTCCTAGAAACCCATCCCGATTTAATTCCGTATTTAATTAGAAGTTGCTCAAATTTTAAAATTAGCAACGCTTGCTTATTTTTGATCTTTAAATATGGATAGATTCTATGTATAAATTGAAAAGCTAACTTATTTGTTATTTCCCATTTATAGCAATCTTTATGCTCTACTTTTGGAGCTTTTTGCAAATGAAAATGCCCCCCAAAAGTACAAGATAACCATTCTATTAGAGATTTATTTGTATTACCAACACCAACTTTTACGCCAAATGTCGGTTTAGTATGCTTCTTGTCCTTGAGCGAAGAATAAATACCAAGATAGCCTTCTCCGTCCACGATACCTGCCGCATATATGTTATCTCTAACAGCACCCATCACAAACTCCTGTTATTACTTGGCTTCTTCTTTTGGTGTTTCTTTTACTTCTTCTTTGGGTTCAGCGGCTTTAGAAATATCGCCAACAATCTTATCAAATTCCTCTTTTAAAATATCAACACGGCGACCATTCTTGGTAAAATGGACAAACTTACGACCACTTTCCGTAATAGTTGTACCCTTTTTAATGCTGTCTAAATCTTCTTGGGTAAAATCGAATCGTTGATTCTTTATTACCAATGAATATACTTTACTCATGTTTAGTCTCCCTTACGAGATTTTACTATTTGAATTTATATTTTTATCGACCTCAATAGTAGGTAATATCCTATTTGTTTTGTTAAAGGTTCTTAGAATATTAATTTCCTCTTGAAGTTGCTTTTCGTTTTCTTCAATTATTGTAGTAAACTGCGTTACAATATTTGTCTTACTAATCATCCTACCGCCAACTGATACCGAAAAATAGTCTCTGGCTTCTAATATTAAAACTTTCAATACATTTGTATATAGTCTTTTACAAATTGCCACTTGATAATCTGGCGGTATTGAATTTTCATCAATTTTTCTAAATATTAATACAGATATTTCGACAAGTGATTTACGGGTCAAATTAATCATTTGAGTATCACTAATAGGTAAATAGTAATATGAAGCTCTAACTATATCAGTACTAGCTAAAGGAGTCCAAAAGGTAATCGTTCCATCAACATCATTAATGATATAATCCGTAGTCTTATATTTTAGTGTTTGTATTCCCAATGAATTAATAACCACAATCATAGGATCGGGAACAAGCAGCCAATTATGATATTTAGAGGAATAGACAGTACGTGCTTGATTAGGCCGTAATTCCTCATCGGCTATACGTACATAAAGATATGTAAAAATAGTTGACTTACAATACATAGCCAAATTATTTACATTTACATTTACTCCAGTTATAGGTGTTAAAAAAACAATGGGTAGTGTCGGCATATTAATTTCCCTCTACAGTGTAAGTTCCATCACTGTGAACTATTAACTTATGAGCTTCAGCAATATCTCCAGGTTTTCTAAAATTAGCGAGATAAGTTCCTGCATTAAGATAAACGTCTGTTTCTCCTGCTGCATCAGAAGTATCCATAGCTAACATAACACTGGCATTA